TTTCTCCTTTTTTATCATCACATAGGCATCTTTTGCCAAGTAATTTTTCTATTATATGTTTTATAAAATTTTTAATTTTTTGCATTATGATTTCTTTTTCATTTTAGCACCGGCTATTCTATCTGCTAGTGTTGGGTTAGGATTATTATCTACTCCAGCTTTTACAGATAACATTCCAAAGTCAGATTTTTTACCTACTGCTTTTTTGCTACCTTTTTTATACATAGGTCGACCCATCATACCGCCGCCCATTTTTCTCTCTCTTAAAAATTCTTTTCTAGATTTTTTATTAGACTTTTGAGTTTGTTCACGTTGAATTTGTTTAATTTGCTTATCTGTTACTGAACGATTAGGGTTTTGTTTTTTAAAATCATCAGTTCCTTTTTTAATCGCTTTTTTTGTTGCTTCAACTTTGTCTCTAAATCTTTTAGTAGCGTCAGAAGTTTTAGCTTTAGGTTTAACACCGCCAATCGTAGAAACTCTGCCTTTGTTTTGTGGTCCTTTGAAGACTTTTGAAAATCCTCTGAAAAATTTACTTGCCATTATTTTTTTACTCCTTTAAATATTTGTGTTCCTTTTATACCATAAATACTTGCAACTACAAGTATCCATAAATTAGTAAACCATTTTGGAAGTTCAGAAAACATCTCAAAAAACAGTTTTACCTTGTCCATCGCAGTTGGATCGTCCGATACTACTGCCCAAGCCAAAATCGCGATTGGCGTTGAGAGGATTATGAGAACCGCCTCGTCCTTCCAATCAGATTGACGAGCTTCTAGCAATTTACCTTGGTAAGCTTCCTTACCTTCAGCCATTTTCTGTGCATGCATTAATTGTGCATCAGACATTGCCATCTTCGTTTTCTGACGGTTAGCATAAATTTTACTACCAGCAGAAACGGCTAATTTAATTGCCGAAAACCACATATTAGTACCAGGTTATGTCTTTTTGTTTTCTAGCAGCACCAAATCCTTTAACAGGGTTTTTATTGCCCGCTGATAAAGCACTTTTGCCTCTAATACTAGTTTCAGATCTTGGATCAGTAACAACTTTACTTGCTTCCATCTTAACTGGTTTAGATTTTTTATAATTGATCATATTTTTATCTCCTAGTTGTATTGTTATCTTATTTTTGTGTATTTTTAAAGCTATTTGCTAATAATTGTTTCTCAATTGATGTATCTGCACGTAAATTTGCTAAATCTTCGTTTTGTTCTAGCTTATCTTCGGTCAAATCTTTAGCTTGTACTAGTTTTGCTCTGTCTATTTCTTCTTTTGCTTGATCTGATTCTTTTTTACGTTCATTTTCCATTGCTCTAAGGTCAACTTCTCTTGCTTTTAGTTTTAATAGAGGGTCAGAATCAAATTGAGATGTAATTTTCTTCTCTTCCTTCATAAATTCTTCTGTCATCTCTGCAATCAACACTGCTTTTCGTGCTTCCATTTGAATATTTAACTGTTCTAGTTGTTGTGCAGCCTGTGGGTTTGTAGATGCTTGCTGTTGTAATCCTTGTGCAGCTACAATTTGTTCTCTAAACTCTAATTGAATTTGTTCTTGAGCCATTAAACTAATATGTTCTAAAATATTTTTTTGTATTGATGCCATTATTGCAGGATTATTTCTAACCATGTTTGTGGACATGAAATTTAAGTGTGAAGTTATGTGTGCTCTATGATCTTGATTTGGAAAAGCTTGGAAGGGTTTTCCACCTAATGCATCAATGTGTTCTAAGCTTGGATCTTTTGGTGCTTTTGGTGCAGGTGGTGGTAAAACTTTATCAATGTCTTTTACACCAAGTGCTTCATACATTTTTCTGTAAATAGCATACATGTTATGTATCTGTGGATTAGATGTAGCTAATTGTAATTCTGTTTGTGCCAAAGTAATTCTTTGAGACATAGAAAATATGTTTGGATCTGCTATAGGCATAATATCTACCCTGTCATCAAAATCAGTTTGTTTAATAACTCTTGCTCCGCCAACAACATCGTAAGGATATTCTGGTGGAAGATATGTTGCAATGATTTTACCTAATAATTTAAATTCGCTTTTCATGGCAGAGTATAATCTTTTATGTATTGCTGACATAACTTTAGATCCTCTTTCAAGAAGAGCCATAGTTGTACCAACTGCTGCTTGTTGATTACCTTCGCCTGTTTGTAATTCTGATATTGCTGCAAATCTTTGTCCAGCTTGTACTACAATACCCATCAACGCTAATAATGTTTGTGATGGTTCTTTGTAAGGTAGTGGATAGAAGGCATCTCTTAAATTTCCTCCTGGTGCATCTACATCTTTAAATTCACCGGGTTGAATTGGTGATGCTTCGTCTCTAACTCTTACACCTCTTTGTTTAAAACCTGCTGGTAGATTAGATAATGTTCCTGCGTCTAACAATTGACGGAGAGCAGACGTTGCCGTTCTGCTCAATCCGCCAATCATATGTATTAATCCAAAGCCATAGAATCCTAGTCCTGGCAGAAATTTAAAGTGGACAAAATAATGAATTCTTTGTCTTTTTGGATCATTGGGCGCATAGTTCCTTCTTATCGAAAGAACCTTTGTACTACCTTCATCGATTGTAACGATGTAAGGTAATTTGATACCAGTCGGCTCGCCGTCTGGACCAATGTCTTCAAAGCCTTCTAAATCTAAATCAACATGACATTCTAACAATGTATAAATAGGTTGTTGTTTACCTGATTTAGAAACACCTTCTAGTTCTTTTTCTTTACTTGTAATCTCATCCTTCATTGTTTCTCCTGGTTGACCAATATCAACATCAGAATAGAAACCACCTACTTGTTGTTTACGTAAATCGTTTTCTGAAATTTTTAAAACATGAATTATAGCGTCTGCATCTTGCAAACTGTTTGCTGTGTAGGGCACAATTAAATCATCTGCAGGTACAAATTTAGAAACAGCTCTGCCTAATAAATCATCGTAGTAAACTTTTTTAAATGTAGAACCTGATAAAGGTAAATGAAATAACATAGAATCAAACTCTGGTTCATACTCTTCCATTTGATCCATAATTTGATAATTCATAAAATCTTTTACTCTTTGTGCCTGAGCTTCTTTGTCTGGAGATTGAACACCTAAAATTTGTGTTCTAACTGGACCATCGCTAGGTAATAATTCTTTAAATGCTGTCGCTTGAAATTGTGTAACGGCTTCTGCTAATACAGGGTGTGTTGCGCCTGATGAACCTTGGAAAGGCTCATTTCTATTTTCGTATTTAAATCCTAATAACTCTAATCCGTCTGTATAAGTTTTTTCCCATTCTTTTCTGGACGATTTGTAGTCCATGTAATTTGTTTTAAGTGTGCTACCGATAGGATCTAAAACCTCATCAGGTAATATATCTGCTAAGTTATCAAAGTGAGATTCTGATGAAGGTTGGTTTACGGCTGATGGATCGAAATCAATCGTAGCTCCACCGTCTTCATCTGGAATTACTTCTACAGGTTCTTTTTTTAATTTTTCTTCCGAAATTTGAACTTCAGTTTCTTCCGCGCCCGGAAGGTCTACTTGTGTTCTTGTGTTCGGGAGTCCTTTATCTATCTCTGCCATTTATACTCCTAGTATTTGTTATCATATTTCATTAATGAAGCCAAGCCTTCTTCTGGACCTGATTCTGGTGGTCCGCCAAATCTTTTACCTGCCATTTTCATTATACCGCCACCTGCAGCACCAAATCTAGCTCCCTCTTCAATTAATCTATTCTCTTCCTGTAGTTGCAAAGGACTTTGTATATATGAACTTTGTCTTTTGTAAGGCATCGGTTCATTTACTTTTCTTGAACCTATAAGAGGATTAAAACCATATGTTTGTTCTAAACCAAACTCAGCTGCATTTTCAGATAGAGATGCATTTTTAACACCTTCAATATATTTTACTGCATTATCATAACCTTCTTGAGCTTTTTTTAGTGCTTCTTCAGTTTTTGGATCACCATATTGCCCTGAAGAATATGCATCATTATAAATATCAAGCAAATCTTCTTGTGACATAGACATGGTTTCTCTAAAATTATCAAAAGTTCCTCGTTCAGGTTTGTCTTCAATGCCTCTAAGATCAAAGTTTAATTCAGACACATCTTCTCCAGCTTCGCCCATTTGTCTTGCTTTTAATCTTTGATTTGAAAAAAAACTTTTAGATTTTGATTTATCACTAGCTACATCTAAAGCTCTTTCTGAAAATAATTCCTCTTCTAATGTAACAGTAGAAGAAGCAAGATCTTTTTTTGCTGTTTCTATAGCACTATCAAATTCTGAAGCATCTGGAAGATAATCAAATTCACTTCCTCCTAAATTTTCTAACTCTGCTTTTTGATTTTCAAAAGATCTTAATTGTTGTTGTTTGTTATAATAATTTTGAACATTACCATAAAGTTTTGCAAGTCCAGGATCAAGTTCTCTTGATATTTTATCCATGTCAGCTGATAACGTTTGATCTCCAGGAATTAAATAATCTGTTGATCTTTTTATTGATTCTGAAAAAGTATCTCCCATTCCCATTCTAATAGCAGATTCTAATCCAATTAATCCTGCTTCTCCGACAATACCTATTTTACCTAGAGTTTTTAAAACTCCTTGAATAGTTTTTGCTCCTGTAGCGTTTACTAACTTAGAAAAGTTTTTCATTTCAGAACCGTCTTTAAGGTTTCCTTTATTTACTTTATCTATACCTCTTCTTAAACAAGTTGCACCATCTTGAAAACCAATACGACCACCAGATGATTTGCCTGTGCCACAACCAATTATTTTTAATACTTCTTTTGCTTCTTTTGATTTAAATGATTTTAATTGTCTATTAATTTTAGGGGTATTTTTAAATCCTTTTTGAAAATCATCAGACATTGTTAATTTTATATTATCAGCTAATTCTTGTTTAGCAATTCCTGGATTACTATACCTGCTTAAATCATATTTTACTTTGTTGTCTGTGTAC